CTACTCGGTCTCGGCCTGGCCCTCGGCCGGCCCCAGGAACGGGAACGGGTCGATGGGCTTCCCCGCCTCGGCCATGGCCGCTTGCCAAGCCCGCACGGCGGCCTGGCCGCAACGTCGGGCCATGTCCTCGACTAGCCAGTCCTCAAGGGTCGCGGACGGCGCCACCTGGCCTTCCAGCCACTCGGTACACAGTTCCCGTAGGGACAGGCTGGCGATCATCGCCCGTGCCCCTTCAAAGTCTCTCCGGCCGGGTGCTACCCCGTCGGCCCCCCGCCGCTTTCGCTGAGTCATGGCCGCCAACGTAACAGCGCGCTAGCACGCCAGCAACGGCCGGGTAGCAGTCGGACTAGGCCCCCAACGCAAAATGAGCCCCCGACCATTTAGGCCGAGGGCTCATTTTGGATATAAACGTCTTTGCGATGGCATTACTTAATTCTCGCACCCGCATTACCGAGGCGGCGAATAGCTTCCGCACGGCCGCGGGGACTTAGCAGCAGTCGAGTAGTCCGACCTCCGAGTTGATCGGGCTCGGTGTCGATTACTGCCATCCTTTTGCATACGAGCGCGAGCATGACCGGATACTCTGGCCCGATCTCCAGAATATCCGGCGTTTCTGCGTACGCCGTAAGGAGAACCGAAACTTCTTCGGAAGTCAGCGCAACCACGGGTATCCCCCTTGCCTCGGTGCCGCGACGACCGAAAGCTAACATGCAGGTGGTTCGAACTTGAAACCGATCATTCACGCACGGCCGGGGGCGCCCTCGCCAAGGTCAGAAATGGGCACGCTCCCATACGTAGAACCGCTGGTCAGGGGCGTATGAGTGCCATCCCGGCGTGCTGTCGAATCGGACCAGGACCACCGGTTTGTCATCTCGACTCTCGAATTGGACGGCCAGCACGACAGGCCGCGCCGTGGTGCCGATCACATCGCCGATTGCAAGACTTGCGGCAGGCTTGGGGGTTCGCATGGCCACCTCTCGGGCAGTGTGAGTTCTAACTCTGAAACGACGAATTGGCCCCCGTCCCTCACGCGGAGAGACGGGGGCCGGCTGCGGGTGCGCTATGTCCAGCGGCTTTGACCGAGCAGGAAGCGGGCCATTTCCATTCGACTTTCGGCCGAGGCGGACGGGCCGAGCATTTCCGTTGCGCGGATAAACGCGCGTTCTCGGTCCTCGGTGCCCGGGGCGGGCAGCATGGATTCGGCGAAGGTAGCGCGCCGGGCCGCCTTATCCGCCCATTCCTCGGCCTCGACCATTTCCGGAGTTCGGGGGTCAACGGGCGGGGGTATATCGGCGGGACCAGGCTGGGCGACGACTGCCGTTCGGTGGGCGGCGCCGGTGCGACCGAGGCGGCGGACAGCCACCGCCAGGGCGTCCACGTCGTCGGGCCGCAGGTAGAACCCGCCGACCACTTCCCCGCCCTCGTGCGTGCTGATCAGTACGTCCCCGTCCTTGTCGACCTTGAGGACCAGGGCGTCCCCGTCGACGTGGTGGTCCTCAAACCGGTACTCGGTGCGATCGGGCAGGTTCATGGTCGGTTCCCCTCAGAAACGCCAGGACGTACCGGTCCGGCCCTCCAGGCTGCGGATGATGTCGGCACGCGCCCGGCGGGCGGCCTCGATGCGCTGGCGCTCGGTCTCGGCCCGCTTGCGCTCGGCCTCGGCCTTCCGGTCCTCCTCGGCCTGTGCCTGCTTCTGCGCCGCCTCGGTGTTAATCCGGGTTGCCTCGGCGTGCAGCCAGGTGGCCAGGGCATGCATGTGGTCCGGCTCAAGGCGGGTGTTCGGAGCTGCGGCCAGCAGGACGCCCCCCTTGTCCCCCTCGGGGGCAACCAGGGTGATGCGGCCGGTCTTGGCGTTCATGGTGGTGACGGTGCGGGTGTTGAGCTGGACGCCCATGTGGTTCTCTCCTGTTGCAGTGTTAGATCTAGCGCTGGTCGTCGTCGGCGGCGTCGAACAGGTCGGCGGCCCACGTGGGGCCTGCCGGGTCCTCGGCGAGGTCAAGCACGCTCGCGCCGGCTAGCGCTGCGTCCTCGGGGGTCATATAGTGGGGCACGGTGCAACTCCCTTGTGCGCACGGGCGGTTTAGGCGGCGATGGATTCCGCGGTGGCAAGGGCGTCCTCGAAGTCCCCGTAGCTGCGCCGGAGTTTGGCCAGTCCGGCGCTCTTGTGCTGCTTCACGGCGGCCGTCGTGGTGCCGATCTCCCCGGCTATCGCCTCAAGGTCGGGGGTCACATCCGCCCCCCGCATGCCGATGGCGGACACCTTGACCAGCCACGCGGCGCCCGAGGTGCCATACGTGTGGTCGATCACCTGGCGCTGGGTGGGCGACAGCTTGGGCAGCAGTACCCGGTTCACCAGGGCCGCGCGGATGTGCTGGTCGTGGGCCACGTCGTCGCGGACCAGGCCGAGGGACGCGTCAGCCTTGCCCTGGCGCTCGGCCCACCGGTCCTGGGGCGACTTCACGCGGTCGCCCCGGAACTTGAACTCTCGCTGCGCGGCCTCGGCGTCGTCGTGGGTCATGGTGTCGAGTGCGACGGGCGGCGCGAACGCCAGGCGGGCCGCTCGGGCGGACTCCCGCGAGAGTCGGTGCTTGGTGTCCGGCAGCGTCCTGACAAGGGCCTCGGCGGCGTCGTGGTCCCCGTCGGTCTCTCGCAGGGCGGCCAGGTAGGTGCGGGCGTCGCGCTGGTCGACGCCGGGCGTCGTCTCCTGCCAGGCGGCCTGAGAGATGGCGTTCTTGATGCGGGTCATGGCGTAGGTGGTGAAGGCGGCGCCCGGCTGCGGAGAGTAGTCCTTGAGCGCTCCCAAAATGGCCATCCGGCCTTCCTGGGCCATGTCGTCGCGGTGTGCCATCCCGTTGGCGGTGCGCTCGGCGCGCTGGTGGGCCAGAGCGATGACGGCGCCCTCAAGGCGGGCAAGGACGGCCTCGACGGCGCGGGGGTCACCGGCCTGTGCGGCGGCCACGGTGGCGGCCAGCTCATCGGCGTCGGTGGGGGTGTTCGGGCAGGTCAGGGCGTGCGTCATCGCGGCTTGGCTCCGTGGTGCGGTGGCTGAGTCGCGGGGGTTGATGGGGGCCGGTAAAGGGCCCGGAAAAGGGCATGGACATGCCATGAGTCCGGGTGCAGTGCGGCAGTCGGGGGCCGTGCACGCGCCGAACAAGTCCCCCGCGCGAAAGGGGAGTTAAGGGATCAGGGCAGGCCAGAGAGCGGCGCGGCGCGCGCTACGGCTGCGCCGACCGGTGCCTAGATATGCGAAAGCCCCCGCCCGTCCGGGGTCGCCGGACGAACGGGGGCCAGGAGAGGCGTTAGAACGCCGCTCTGCCCGCCGTCGACCGACCGGAGGGCAGGGAGCCGCGCTGAGTCAGCGCGTGGGCAAGGATGGCCGCACAGGCGCGCACGAAGCGGGCCGCAGCGCGGGCCAGAGCTACGGTGCGGGCGGCCACGCGGAAGGGCAGGACGGCCACGACGTTGAGAAAGGCCAGGGCGCCGGTCAGCCGGCGCATCCGGGCCGCCTCGGCGGCAGCGTGGGCCTCCCCGGAGCGGGCCGCGCTGACGATGGCCTCGGCCACCAGCACGCGGGCCGCCATGGGGTAGCTGGACAGGGTGAACCGCAGGTAGACCCGCACGGCGGCGAACATCACGTCCCGGCCGATACGGGCCCGGCCAGCGTCACGCCGGACGGTGTCCAGAACCCGAGTGGCAGCGTCAAGGAAGAACGCGCCGAGGCGCCGCAGCAGCGTGGCGCGGGTGGCGCGCACGGCCATCCGGCCCCAAGGCATGACGCGGCCAAGCTCGGACACAGTGAGTCACCCCCCAAATTCGTTCATTCGTTCGAGAGAGAACGTAAGCACGCGGTTTGAATCTGAACAACCGTTATTTCGACCCGTCGGACCACCGACAACTACGCTCGGTAGCGGGGCGGTGGCACCTTAAGAGATCTTAAAACCCGCAGGTGACAGGTCCATCCGGGCACCCGCATCGTGGGACGTTCGCGCTCGGAATGGGCAACCGGCAGCGTTAGATCTGACGCTGCCCGCCACCCCCGCCGCTGGCGCCGAGGATGTCCGTTCGCAGCCACTCCCACGGGTCACGGTCGGACTTGGCGAGGTTGCACGGCGAGCACAGCGGTAGCAGGTTGTAGACGCTGTGCTCACCTCCTCGGGCCAGGGGTTGGATGTGGTCCGCGTGCTCGGGCGGTCCCCAGCAGGCGACACAGGCGTACGCGCCGAGGTCGTCCCACCATCGGGCTAGGGCCTCGGGGGTCACGGCCGGGGGAACCCGGGTGCGGCGACGGGCCAGGGTTCGGTAGTCCTCGGGCCCGGTCACGCTGCCGCGCCGTACAGGGTTCCCCAACTGCGACCGCCGACCTTGCCCTTGGCGTCGATCCGGACCCCGAACAGCTCCATGGTCATGGCGCGTTCGACGGTACGGCGTACTTCCTCGGCCTCGGCCTTGGGTGCGGACAGGACCACCTCGTCGTGGATCGGCAAGCGCAACAGGTCGAGTGCGCCAGCGTCCTGAATGTTGATCAGGGCCTGGCCCAGCAGGTCGCGGGCCGTGGACTGGCACATGTAGTTGACTGCCGCGTACGTTCGGTCCCTGTCCAGTGGCAGGCGGCGCCCGACCGGCGACACCAACACCATGTTGTTGGCGAACGCTTCGCGCTGCCAGGCGTTGGACGCCCTCTTGATCTCGGGGTAGACGCGCCCGTATGTCTTGCGGGCGTACTGGATTTCGTCCAGCGGGGCGCCGGTCTGGCGGTGAATCGTTTCCGCGCCACCGCCGTAGATGGTGGCCAGGCCCACGCCCTTGGCCAGTCGGCGGTGATCCCGGGTGAACCCGGGGCCGTAGACCAACTGGGCGGTGTAGTCGTGGAGATCGGCCCCGGCCTCGATGGCGGCGCGCATCTTGCGCACGTCCGCCAGGGCGGCCAACACCCGCATCTCCACGGCGGTGAAGTCGACCGCAACGACCACGTCGCCGGGTTCGGCGAGCAGCGCGCGGCGGATCGTCCAGTCCCCGGACGGGAGCGTTTGAAGGGCGGGCCGGGATATGGACATACGTCCTGTCCTGGCCTGCTGGTGCCGGATATCCGGGTGCACCCTTCCTCGAACGTCCATCGTTTCCAGAAAGGTTGAGGCGTAGGCCGTCCTCCACTTGGACGCCCTCTTGGCCCTGACGACGGCCTCGGCCAGAGGGTTGGGTTTGCGCAGGTGCAGCCGGTCCCATGACAGGTCCCGGTCGGCCAGGGCCAGGAGGACGGCCTTGTCGACGCGGAGCTGTCCGCCGGCTGTTCGGTCGGACAGCTTCTCGCCCATGGCCACCAGGGCGTCCGCTACCTGCGTGGTCGAGTTGATGTTGTCGACGCCGAACCGGGCGGCCTGTAGGGCGAACTGCTCGGCTTCTACCAGGAGTTGTTCGTCAAGCTGTCGGACGTACTCCACGTCCAGGACCATTCCGCGGCGCTGCATCACGGCGCAGATGAACGCAAGCCGGTGCTCGTACTCCACCAGCTTGGGCCGGATGTCCAGGTCCCGGTGCACCCGGCGCATCACCTCAAGCAGCCAGGACCCGAGGATGACGTCAAGTCCCGCGTACAGCTCGTATGTTGGATGTGTCAGCGGGATGCGGCCCCATCCGTTCGCCTTGGTGAGCTTGAGGGCCCGGAACGTGGCGGTGAGGTCCCCTTGGGTGTCCGGGGCGCCCGGGTCGATCCAGTGCGCGGACAAGGGCTTGAGGCCGGTCCCGATGCCACCCTCTTGGGGCTGGCGGGGGTCCACCAGTGTGGCGAGGATCTTGGTGTCCACGGTGCGCGGATACAGGTCCTCAAGGCTCACCCCGAGGTGCGCGTCACAGACCTGCCAGTCGAACGGCGCGTTGTGAATGGTGAGTTGCGGCAGGCGGAGCAGCCACTTGCGGGCGGCTGCGGCGAACGGGCCGCCGTACTCCACCGGCAGGACCCACGCCGTGGTGAGGTCGCCGAACTGACAGAGCCTCAAGCGGTAGCCGGGTGAGAACACGTCCAGGCCCGAGGTCTCTGTGTCGAACCCGACGACGGCCCCGGCCTCGGCCTTGGCCGTGCACCAGGCATCGAACTGCGCCAGGTCCTCCGCCGTCTCGACTACACGGATTTCTACCGGCTGACCGGCGATCCGGTACGGGTGGACCCGCAATGTGGTTCTCCTTGCTATTCGCCCCCGAAGATGCCGGGGCCGGCTGGCGTGGATTCGGCGAGTTTCACGCCGACCAGTGCCATTCCGAAACTGAGTCGCTTGCGGGGCACGCCGCGTTCTTCCATGGCGGTGTAGAAAGCGCGTCGGGTCCAGCGCTCGCGGTGCTGGAGGTTTTCGGCTTCACACCACTGGAGATAGGCGCTGAATGCGTCACTGCCCCGGATGTAGTCGTTTTCCGTGGCGGGCACGAGAGTTCCCGGATAGAAGCCGAACAGGGCATCCGAGGTTTCCCGGTAGTTCCGGGTGGAGTCCTGCACAACGGGCGGGTCCTGCAATCCGTTGGCGTACCATTCGACGGCGCCGCGGACTGCCCAGGAAATGATTCCTTCGGCCTCGGCGAGGAGGTCCGAGGACAGCTTGTAATCCCGCTCGTGCGGCGCGAAGAAGCGGGCGAAAGGAATCATTTTCACGCGGCGCCAAAGGCCATCATCCTGGCCCTTTACCTGCGGCTTGTGGTTGGTCGCAAGCAAGATCAGGAAAGTCGGCTTGTATTCGAAGAATTCCTGTCGGAGGAATCGCGCGGCGACCATGTCCTTTCCGGTCACCCGCTTGATGGTTGCCTCGCTCAGCGGGCGGCCGGCCTCGCCTTCCGAGGCCAGGACCAGGCGTGATCCCTTCAAGGCGGCGATGTCGTTGGGGATGCCACCGCCTCCGGCCCGTTCCTCGAACGTTGCGAAAGGCGTCGTCTTGGAAATCCCCGAGAAGATGCCGGACAGTGTGTCCGTGAAAACGGATTTGCCATTCGCGCCCTTTCCGTAAAGCACGGCGAAACACTGCTCGTCAACGGAGCCGGTAATCCCGTATCCGACCAGGCGGCGAATGTAGTCTGTGAGTTCCGGGTAGGTCGGGAAGATCTCGGAGAGGAATCGGAGCCAGCGCTTGCATTCCGCTTCCGGTCGGTATTCGTAGGGCAGGCAGACGGTCAGCAGGTCGGTTTTCCGGTGCTGCCGCAGGGCGCCGGTTCGCAGGTTTACGACGCCGTTCCGGAAGGTCAGCAGTTCGGGCCGGTTGTCGAATTCCCCGGCGTCGACGTAGACCGAGGGGACGGACCGGAGTTCCCGGATGAGATCTTCGATCCGCCGGCTCATGGTGAAGCCTTTCGCGGCACGGGCGATCGGGCAGTCCTTTTCGGGTTCCTGGCCGGTCGCCTTTCGGTCCTCGCGGCGCTTTGCGGCGGCCACGGTCAGCGCGGCGCCCATGGAATGGATGAGCTGGCGGACTTTCACGTCGTCGCGCTCCCACACGCGCCCGTTCCAGACGTGGAATCCGAGGCCGGGGGCGTAGCGGATTCGGCCGTCCGACCACGCCACCAGGGCGTGGGCGTTGAGAACGTCGCTGGCGCCGTAGCGTTCCATGGTCCGTTCCAGGACGGACAGGGCGTGTGCGGCGTCGTCTGCCGAGGGCATGGCGGTGCCAAGGTGGGCGTCCAGCTCGGCGTGTCCCTCTCCGGTCGACACCGGTAGGGCCGAGTCGACGGCGGCGCCGAGCTGCTGGACGAACTGGTCGGCGGCCACGCCGCGCCAGTCGGTCAGGTCCATGCCCGTGGCGGGCGGGACTAGGTGGTGAACGTCGAACCCGTGCGGGCGCAGGGCCAGGGCGATGGCGGCGGCGAAGCGGTACCCGGCGGCGTCCCGGTCGGACGACACCAGGACCCGCCGACCGGCCAGGCCCTCGGCCAGCTCGGCGGCCAGCTCGGGGCTGGCGGCCAGGGACGCGCCCCGGATGACGACGGCCCCGTACCCGGCCGCGCGGGCGGTGAGGCCGTCCCCGGGGCCCTCGGTGATGATCACCACGCCCGAGGGCGCGGGAAGGGCGCCGTAGGCCGTCCAGCGCATCCCTGTGGGGTTGGCCAGGGAGAGCCAGCGCTTGGGGCAGCGGCCTGTCAGGTCCCGGCCTTGCAGGCCCTTGGGCAGGCCGTGGAAGTTGCGCAGGGGGACGACCAGGCGCGGGTAGCGGGTGTACGCGGCGGGCAGGTAGGCGAACGCGGGGATGGCGTCCGAGGCGTCGTCCACGCCGAGTTCCAGTTCGGCGGCCAGCTCGTCCCCCACGCCGAACCGGTCGGCCAGGTAGGCGCGCGCGGCGGCGGCCCACTCGGCGGAGTAGTCGAACAGGCGGGCCGAGGCGGCGTCCACGTAGTGGGCCAGCGCGGCGACCGGTGCGCCGGACACCAGGTCGGGGCGCTCGGCCGGGGCGGAGTCGACCACGGTTCCCGCCGTGACGTTGAACAGGTCGGACATGGACAGCCCAGCGGCGTTCACCACGGCCGGAGTTGGGCAGCCGGCGCGGCAGTGGACGCCGACCTTGCCGCCCTCGTGGTGGACCAGCAGCAGGGACGGACGGGTGTCGTCGTGGGCCGGGCAGCGCACGACCACGCCGTCCGGCACGGTCTCGAAGTCGCCCCCGCCGAGGCGGGTGACCAGGCTGTCCATGTCCATGGGGGTGTCTCTCCTAGGGGTTGGGTGGTCCCTCCCGCAGGGCGCGGAGGATGCGAACGAAGGTGGCCAGGTCGGTGACGACGTATCCGTCCTTGACGTTCTTGCGGGGCGCCTTGATCACGGCGACGCCGAACGGCATGCCCGCGTTCACGGCCTCGGCGTTGGCCTGGCGGACGTACTCGGGCAGGGTGATGCGCTTCTCCGCCTTGCACTCGATCACGACGGGCCAGGCGTGCAAGTCGCCTACGTCGTAACGGCCTTGCTGCGTCTGGCGCTTGCAGTTGTGGGGGTCCGCGGAATCGGCGAACTGGCGCGGCTCACCCTCAACTGGCGTTCTGTACTTGCCAGTTGCTTCGTTGATGAAGTCGCGGACAGTGGATTCCCACGCCGTCCCCTTGCGCTTGGACTCATTGACCACGCGACCGCCAGGCGTCGCGGACGGCCGCCAGGCCCTCGGCCAGCAGCAGGCAGAGCACGCCGAGTGCCACCATGGCGCAGCCGGCCAGGGTGAGCAGGGCCAGCAGATTGGCGGCCAGATCGGGCCAACTCATGGTCACGGACGCCCCTTTCGGTTCCGCCACCGGTCCACCAGGGCGTGGATGCCGAGGGCGAGCAGCAGGGCGAGTAGGGCGGCCTCGGCGCCGAGCAGGCACCGCAGTACGGTGCCGAACGTTTCACGGTCCATCGGGGATGACCCCCTCGACCAGCAGCAGGGCGCCCCGGGTGGTGCCGACCATGGCGGCGTCCAGGACGCGGGAGAAGTCGGCGCGGCTGCGCGCGTCGTCGTAGATCACGATGTTGTCGCCCACTCCGGCCGTGCGGAGCAGGCCGAGGGGCGGGCACTGTTCGGGGGTGACTCGGAAGATCACGCGGTCACCGGCCCGGGGGGACAGTGACGGCCACGTGCTCGGTCGTGATGTTCACTTCGCGCATGCACCGGCGCTTGACAAAGCCCGACTCGTTGCCGGTCGGGCGCACTCGCAGGAACGGCACGACGCGACCGCCGACCAGGGCGCTGGACACGCGGGTGACGACGCCCTCGGCCAGGCGCACCCGGTTGTTGAGGCGGGCGGCGTAGACGATCACGGCGCCGGGGGTGATCGGGACTCCGGCTATATCGGTGGCTGGACTCTTGGCCAAGTGCTCTCTCCGTCGGGCGCATGGGGTGCGGACATGGGAAGGGGGCGGGCCGTGGTGACCCGCCCCCTTGGGCAGCGTGAGATCTCACACTGGTGGTGCGTTAGAACCCGACGCGGGACAGGTCCGGGTTCTTGGTGTCGCCGTCGTACGGCTTGATGACCTTGAGGACGGGCTTGCGGAACTTCACGTCCTGACCGGCGGCGGTGGTGAACTCGACCAGTTCCAGGGTGAGGCGGACGACGGCCGGGCCGCCGACCTTGTCCAGGGCCTCGGCGTACTCGTGGGCGACCTTGGCCAGCTCCCAAGAGCTGGACGTGAACTTGAACTTGCCGAGGTCCACGTCACTGGCCAGGCGGAAGGTCAGCGAGATGGACGGGGCCGGGCCTCGGCCCGTCTTGGCCCATGCCTTGCGGTCGCTGAGCAGCGGCGGGCAGCCGCACGGCTGGCCCTGGTCCTCCTCGGGGCCGAGGAACACGGCGCCGTTGCACTCGTGGATGGGACCGGAGCGGCCCCACAGGATCAGGCGGCTGTCGATGGCGTCGCCGTTCTCCACGATGATGTCCACCGAGGCGGACTCGGTGAGTACCTGGTAGATGTCCTCACCCGAGGTGTCCCACGTCTCGGACTCGCCGCCGAGGGCGGACGCCACGGCGTCGGCAACGTCCGGGTCGCCGGTCGTGACACGCCAGTTGGGCAGCGACACCGGCCGGTTGAGGCTGTTGAGCATGCCGGACCGGAACTTGCCCACGATGTCGCTGGTGTACTTCGGCTTGGGTCGGGCGTCGGGGTCGGTGTCGAAAATGGCCAGGGTCGACAAGCGGGGGTGCTCCTAAGTGGCGCTTGGGGGTGCGGAGTTGGTCACCGAGGGGCGGCGCGTGTCCACGGGGCCGGCTGGCCCTCTGCCGCGCCGCTCCCCGGCTCACGGGGATGGATGGGGGCCGGTAAAGGCCCTGCGGGGCGGGCTACTTGGCGCGTCGCTCGGTGCCGGTCACCAGGGCGCCGCCGGACGCCACGGGCTTGCCGAGCACTTCCTTGCTGATCTCGCGGTCCCAGTTGAACGTCTGGCGCAGGGCAAGGAAGTGGTCGAACACCCGGTCCGAGATCTCCACGGGCTTGAGGGCCCACGCCTCGGGGGTGACGTGCAGGACGGCCCCGGCGTTGATCTCGGGCATGGGGTGCTCGGTGCCCTCGGCGTCCACGATCTTGTCCGCCCTGGCGTAGGCGGTGAGCTGCAACGCGACGGTCGGGTACGTCGCCTTGCTGGTCTTCCAGTCCAGGACGCACAGTTCGCCGTCCACCTTGGCGATGGCGTCGAACGATCCGGCGTAGGCGTGCTGGTCGCTCCAGGCGATGTCTTCCAGCCGCAGGAACTCGGGCTGCACCCGGTCCAGGAACTCGGAGAAGTGACGGCGGTACGGCTCGATGTCGGGGCCGACGCGGCGCACGTCCTCACCCCTGGCCAGCCGCTCGAACACGTCGTGAGCGGCCGAGCCGATGTCCGCGCGCTGGCGGGTGTAGCGGCGGGCGGCGCCCTTGAGGTAGTCGACGGCCCCGGCCTGGTCGTTGAGGACCAGGCCCACCAGGGAACCGATGTTGTTGACGGCGGCCTCGGCCACCATCTTGGCTTCCCAGTAGCGCAGGAAGTCCTGCGGCAGCATCGAGAGAATCGACGTGACGCCCGGGACCTTGACGCGCGTTTCAGGGTTCACGTACAGGCGGGAACCCCCGCGCATGATGGTCGAGATGGTGGCCAAGAACTCTCCCGTGGTTGGCGCTGTTGTGCCTTGCACGGGGATGGATGGGGGCCGGTCAAGGGCCAGCCGGCGCGGGGGCCGGATCACGGAGCGTGGTCACGTGATCGCCTGCGGAACGGCGGCGGCCAGCAGCTCGGGCACGCGAAAGCCCCCGCCCACCCTCAAGGGGCGTGACGGGGGCTAGAACGGCCGTGCGGGGCCTACGGGACCGGGAACCCTTCGGCCCACGCTCGGCGCAGCCTCTCGGCCAGTTCCCGGGCGCTGTCGGCCATCACCTCGGCCAGCTCTCGGCGGTACTCGGGGGCCGCCGGATCACGGGCCAGGTCGTCCCACTGGTCGGCGCCGAGGCGGAAACAGTGCAGGGCGCCGGTCAGGTCGTCCCGTGTCAGGTCCAGCATCACGCGGCGCCGCTCGGTCACCTTGGGGTCCTCTCATAACGCAACGGGCCCCCACCTACCGTCATGGTAAGTGGGGGCCCGTCGGTGTTCTAACTACTCGGCGTCGTTCTCGGCGGGGACGACCTGGCCGATCAGCTCGGCCACCCGGTCACGGATCGCCCACAGCTCCACCAGGGGGTCCGCTCCCGGCTTGGGCTGCGCCGTTGCCAGGTCGACCGAGGCGAGTGCCGCGCGGATGCTGGCGAGCATCGCCACGCCGTCCCGGGGCTGCTCGGTGGGGGCGGGCTGCTCTCCCCCGTCCTCGGCGCCCTCGGCGTCGCTGGCGGCCTCGGCCGGGGCCTGTGCCCGGCCTGCCCGCTCGGCGGCCTGGCGCTCCCGCTTCTCGGCGGTCGTCTCGTCCTCGATGCCGTACCCGGCGAACAGGTCCTCGGTCGACTCGGCGCCGGGGAACTTCGCGCGCTGCTCCTCGTCGGCCATCACGCCGCGCAGGTAGAGGACCCGCACGTCGTTGCCGTGCGCACGGGTCGCGCCCCGGACCTTGTGGGCCGCCTTGGACGCCGGGTCCATCTCCTCGCCGTCCTTGGGCTTGACGACCTTCAACCCGGCCTCGTCCCACATGGCGGCCAGCGCGTCGCGGGTGCGCTGCTGCTGGACCTTGAGGTCCGGCCAGCCGTCGCTGTCGCGGGGGATCTCCAGCTTGATCTGGTGCTGCATGATGGCAAGCTGCTTGGGACCGGCCTCGGCCTTCTTGGACGCGCTGACCACGCGCTTGGCCAGGGCAGCGCCCTCGGTCACCAGGGCGACCACGGCCTTGATGCTGCGGAAGCTCTCGACGTGGGACGTGACCTTGCCCTCAAGCGGGGTGTCCGCGCTGTTCGGGTCGGCGTCCGCGACCCCGGCCAGGATCACGGTCGGGATGTTCTCCGGGGTCCGCTCCACCGGCAGGTTGTCCGAGTCCATCGGCTGGCCGGACTTGTCGGCGCCCGCCTCACCGGCGGTGTTGACCAGCTCGGCCAGCTGGTCCCACACGTGCTCGGCCGGGTCGCCGTCTGCGTCGTACTCAAGGTCTGCCACGTCCGGCAGCATCTCAGAGAGCTGGTCGCGGGTGATGGCCCGCCCGGTGTTCTCGTAGCGGTACCAGACGTTGCGCAGGGCCTCGGCAGTGACCGGGGCGCCCTCAGCCGGCGAATCGGCCGGGGCCGGGTCCTCGGCGGGGAACAGGCCCTCGGGCTCGGCCGGGGCCTGCTCGGCGGCCTCGGCGGCCTCGGCGGCCTCGGCGGCCTCGGGGGCGGCCTCAGCCTTCTTGGCGGTCCGGCGGCGCTTCGGCTTGGCCTCGGGCTTCGCAGCCTCGGCGGGCTCCTCGACCGGGGCCGCCGCAGCGAGGGCGACCAGCTTCTTGCCGCAGTTGACGCACAGCGCGTCACCGAGCTTGGCCGCCCGCAGCGGGGACGCCGCCTTGCCGTTGCACAGCGCCTCGATCTCGGAACGCTCGCTGTTGAAGATGATCGCGTGCGGCGTCGCGCCCTTGCCCACGGTACCGACCTGGTGGCCAGCATCCTTGGCAGTGCGGACAGTTGCCTTGTCGGTGCCCTTGGTGGACATGGTCCCTCCCTTTCGTTGCCCCGGTCCGTCCGGCGGCGTGTTCTGATCTTGGACCATCCGAGCAGTGTTAGTCAAATAACTCTGCTCGGTCATCTGTGCGGACCGGCGCCCCATGGTGGCAGCGTGAGATCTAACGCTGGGCCGGAACGCGAAAAAGCCCCCGCAGCACACCCGGTCAGGGGTGCGCCACGGGGGCGGGGTCACGGCATGCGGCTGGCGATGTCGTCGGCCTTGGCGTGCAGCTCGGCAAGGGTGCCATCGTTGGTGATGGCCACCTGCGCATCCTCGGGGCCAAGGGCGCCCTCGGACTCGTGGGACAGGTGGGTGACGCCGGGCCGGTCGACGTGGACCAGGACGAACCCGGCCGCGTGAAGGGCGGTCGCCTCGTTCCTGTACCTCACGTCCGTGATGACCACGGGGCGTCCGGCCTTGCCGAGGTTGCGGGCCTGACGCATGGCGGCGCGAATCCAGAAACCCGAGTCGATGTCCCGGATGCTCTGGCCGAACGCCTGCAAGGTGCGCCGCACCTCGGGGTTGGCCTTGGCGTGCTCCCACCCGAACTCGTCCACGTAATCGGCGATGCGGGCCCGGCCGTACCTGCCGTCCAGGGAGAACAGCGGGTTGGTCCGCAGGACGGCCCGCTTGAGCGGGTCAGCGAACGCCACCCTGGCGAATCCGTGCTTGGTCACCAGGCGTTCGCCGATGGTGTCCTTGCCGGTCCGGGCCCGGCCGATGATTCCGATTCCGCGCATGCTGCTGCCTCCCGTGGTCGTGTTCCACGGGAGGTGATGGGGGGTGGTTAAGGAGTGGCCTCGGGGTCGCCGAGGGCATCCCGTCGCGCTGCCATACCGGCGACAAGGGCGGCCTCCTCGCGGGCGTCGGCCACGTGGGTGGGGGTCACCCGGTTGTGGGCGCCTCGGCCGAGGACCAGGGCCACGGCGGCGACGGCCAGGCCGATGACGGTTTCGTTGCCCTCGACGCCGGCCAGCTCGGGCACGAACGCGCCGAGGGCGGACAGGACGGCCACGATGACGGACCGGACCATGACCGGGTTGGCCTTGATGGTGTCGGTGAACTTCAGTGTGGTGCTCCCTACTTGGATGCGATGCGGATTGCTTCGGCCACGGCGGTGCCGAGGCCCATGACGACGGTGGCCGGAACCGCGTAGCGCCAGCGTTCGATCTGGCGTAGGCGGTCCTCGTGGTCGGCCAGTTCGGCGCGGACGGATTCGCTGGTCTGCGTGAGGCCGCGTACGTCCTCGCGCATGCCAACGATCTGGTCGTAGATCTCCCTCGGGGAGATGTGGACGCCGAGGGAATCGGGCTGGTCGGTCAGGGGGTCACATCCTTAACTGCCGTACGCCTGGCGGAACAGGGCGGCCCAGCCCTTGGGCCCGATGGACGGGTCGTAGCGCTTGCCGCGCTCCTTGTAGGCCGGGTGGGCGTCCAGCCACTTGGCCACCGCGGACTGTGTCTTGGGGCCGTAGTTGTCCGCCGCTGCAACGGACTTGGGCATGTAGCCGGTCGCCTTGAGGGCGGCCTGTAGCTGTCGGGCCGAGGGCCGGGCCTTGTTCGGCGCGATGCCGTTCGGGTAGGCCGGGGGCACGTAGCGGCCCGTGCTCGGCTTGGGCGGCTTGGGGGCCGGGCCGGGCGCCGGCTGCGGGTTCGGGGCCGGGGCCGGGGCCGGTGCGGAAGTGTCCCCGCCCGAGGCCGAGTTGCCACCACCCGGAGCGGTCGGCTTGGCCGGAACGTTGATCTCCTGGCCCTCGCGCACCACGTCCGGGTTCTTGATGTCCGGGTTGAGGCCGAGCAGCACGGCGACCGAGACGCCGAGGGCGGCGGCGATTCCGCCGAGGGTCTGGCCCTTGGTAATCCGGTGACGGCCGGTGGTCGACGGGGCGCCGCCGGAGTAGGCCGGGCGACCGAACCCAAGGATGTAGGCCCGGCTGCGGGTGCGCGCGTACACGCCGTCCCCGTTGGACTGTGAACCGGCCTGCCCGCTGGACGTGTTGGCCTCGACGGTCGGCACGTCGGCGGTACCGGTGGACGCGGCACGCACCACGCCCACGTGGTCGGCGGTGGGGCCGCCGTCCCACGAAAAGAACACGATGTCCCCGGGGACGACCGAGGCGTTGCGGCCGAGCCACTGGCCGCGCTGCTTGAACCACGCCACGTGGCTGGGGCAGTAGGCGAACCAGCCGACGGCGCTTCGCTCGCCGATGGCCTGGCCCCACAGGCTCACGGCCATGTCGCAGTAGGGATTGAAGTTGAGGCCGTAGGCGCGGCCGTACTTGGAATCGTTGTTCGGGCCCTCGCGGTAGCCGATATCGGCGGACGCGACGCGCACAAGGTCGTTGCCAGTAGCCAGGGTTCTGGTCCTTTCGGGCATGCGAAAGGGGCCAGCGTGAGATCTCACACTGGCCCCCTCGGTGAAGTGGGTCAGGAAGGGTCGGCCGGTCCGGTGAGCGGCACCACGGGGTTGGGGTCGGTGGTGGGGTTCTGCACGGTCACCGAGGCAGCCAGGGGCCGGTAGTCGGCGACGCGCCGCAGCAGGGCCGTAACGGCTTGCTCGGCGGCGCGCAGGGCTTGCGCTCCGGCGCGGGACACGGCCAAGTCGTCGGCCACGCCGGGGTCAACGCCGGTGAAATAGGCGGTGATCGCGCGTACGTCGGCGTCGGGAAGAACGATGGTCAGGGTGAAGGAATGGCCGTCCACGGGGTCCCCTTACGGGTCGATGGTGAAGAACCCGGCGGCGGTGGCGTTGGGGGCCACAGAGAGCTGTGTGCCGACGGTGATGCTGGGCCAGACGCCGAGGGTCGGGGAGCCGCTGGCAACCCGCGCTTGAACCTCGACCCGGCGCCACGTGGTCGACTGGCGGGCGAACCCGTCGCCCATGGGATACAGCCAGTCGCAGCGCAAGCGGTGGTTCCCGCCGATGCCCGCCGCGTAGGCCGTGGTCGTGGCGTTGGAACTGAAGTCGCGTAGGCGGAACTCGACCACGCCCGTGCCGCCGAGCTGGTAGTAGAACTCACAGCGGATGACCGGGTTGTTGACTCCGCCGATGGGGAACTCAAGCACCCGGTTGAAGGTGGACCCGCCGGGCCACCAGGGGTAGGTACTGACCGGGCAGTGTTCGTCCCGGGCGCCTCGGCCAGGGGTGCGTTCCAGCCGGTCCAGACGGGCGCGCAGGGCGGCCAGGTCGGCGCCGAGGTCAGGGGCGTGCATAGCTGCCGACACGATCGAAAACCCCCTTGGGAGCGAGCATCAGCGCGGTGTCCTCTCCGCTGCTGTCGACCCGCGTCGTTATCTCGGTGATCTTGTATGTGCCGTTCACGGCGGGCCACCCGGCGACGCTGGCGCGGACTTGGACCAGCTGGCCCACGGCCAGGTCACCGGTGCCCGGGTACTGCCCGGGGTAGAGCCGAACGGCCGGGACCACCAGGGGCGTTGAGCCCTCGCTGATGGCCTGCTGGGCGTACTCGGCCAGGGTGCCCACGTCGGTCACGTCGGTGCGGGACTGCACCGTGGCCAGACGCGGGATTCGCCGGCTGGCGTCCGTCTCGTGTTCCAGGTCGTACCACCACGTCGCAAGCTGGGCCTCCGCGTCCCCGGCCCCGGTGGCGGTGGCCTCGGTGGCGACGTTCGAGCCGTCGACGGTGAACGCCGTGACATCGCAGGTGGCGCCGTGGTCCAGGACCACGGACGTGGGCTCACCCGTGGTCGGGTAGCTCATGACGAACCGGTTGACCAGGCGACCGGCCGACCAGGCCGGGTCAATGCGGAAATCGAAGCCGTTCGCCACGGCGGCCATGTCCTCGACGGCCTGGCCGAGGTTCTTCCACTCGTGGCGCCAGTACGTCCGGTCCCGCAGGACGCCCGTGGTGAACGAGTCGTCCAGGGTCAGCGCCTTGGGTCCGGTGTTCCACGGGTAGGCGCCCGTCCCGTCCCCGAAGTCCCGCAGCAGGGTGCGCACGATCAGCGCTTGGTCCCGCTGGGTGTGCGTGGACGTGTAGTTGATGACGCGGCGCCGGTAGTAGGCCCACAGGCCGAGGCACGAGAGGGTGACTTCCTCGGCGCCGAGGTCGACGCCGTAGGACACCAGCGGTCCGCCCCACAGGACTTGGCCGCCGCGCTGGATGTAGACCAGGACCCGCCAGGGTTGGAGGGCCTGAAAGTCGAGCGGGCCGGCTGCGAGGGGGACCTTGATGCTGGCGGCGCCCGGGGCGTTGAGCGTGCGCGTGAACTGGAGATCCGAGACGGGGAGTTCGCCCCAGACCTGGCCGGAAAGAAACTCGGCGAAGATGACGCGGTAGTGCGAGGTTCCTCCTACTCGGCGGGAATCACGGTCATCTGGCCGTTGCTCTGCCACTCGTCGAACTGGTGCGAACCGCCCTGCGAGTACAGGTAGATGTAGACGGCCAGGGCGGTGTTCTTCGGGATCTGCACCTGGGCGGTACCGGCGTGGACGCCACCCGTGTTCATGTAGCTGCGCATGCTCTCCCACTGGAACACGCCGTTGGACAGGACCCACGCCGAGGTCCAGCCTTCGCGGCCGGGCGGGCAGGAGTAGCGCATCTGGTAGGACAGGATGCCGATCCGGTCATACGGGGCGGCCGGGCCGTCGAACATGAGCATGCGTCCGTTACCGCCGCCGGGGGCGTCGGCGCCCCACCAGCCGGTGGCGCCCTTGCCGGTGCAGAACATGAACACGGTGGGCCGGTAGGTCACCGGCCGGGCGTCGGTGGCGCCCTTGACGTACAGGCGGTCCTCATCGGTGGAGTAGATGAGTCCGCCTCGGGCCTGGCTGGTGGCGACCGCCGCGACGCCCTGTCCGGCGGCCGTGCGGATCGGGGCCAGGACGGTGGGGTCACTCTGTCCGGCGGTGGTGTACCGCACGTCCTCGATGTCGGTGGCCGACAGAGACGTTGAGCCCTTGCGGACCTTGATCTTGGCCAGGATCAGGTAGCTGTCGAACGGGACCGAGGGAACGGCCCCGCCGTCCGTGCCCTTGACGACGTCCAGCGTCCATCCGGCCGTCAGGTCGCCGGGCACGAAGGTGGCAAGGGGCACCTCGGCGAAGGCGGTTGCGTCGGTGTCGGTGGACACCCGGGCAACGATCAGGTCCCAGCGGTCGGCGCTGGCGCTCGGGGTTGCCAGGTTGAACGCGACGCCGGGGGCGGGGAGTTCGACGTAGAAGCTCTCACGCGGGTTGCGCACTCCGGCCGAGGTGGCGGGAATCCAGGCCCGGCCGCCGGCTACCGCGACGCGCGCCGAACTGCCGGACACTGCCGAGACCTTGAGGCCGTCGGCGGCGGCGCCGGGGACGACGCCCACGGTTGTGCCGCGTACGTCGGTGAGCAGGGACCGGAAGTCGGACGGGCTGTACTCCCCCTTGTTGAGGTAGAGCGGGGCGCGGAGTCCGCCAGGCATGCGGGTACCTCTCTCAGAGCCAGGCAGAGCGCCAGCGCGCCACTGCGGTACGGGACTTGTCGCCCAACAGGTCGTCAAGGACCAGGTCGTTGACGCCGGGGCGGAGTGGGAACCAGACCGATTCCGCGGTGAGGTTCCCGTAGCGGGACGCGCCGTTGAGCAGGACGGCGCGGCTGCGGGTGTCGATGGTCAGCACCTCGCGCGGCGGTACGTCGATCTGCACCGTGATGCGCTCGGACGTGGACCGGTTGGTGATGCTCGGGGACGACACGGGGCCGGTGATGGTGTACGTGGGCCAGGTCGTGGTGTTGCCCGCCACGGTGATGGGGACCGGGGCCGCCATGCCGACGGCGCCCGACTTCATGAACCCGAACGGGAACTTGAGAGGGAAGATCTTCACGGACCCGCGCGGGGTGATTGGCAACACCTTGGTCGTGGCCTCGGTGTCCGCGTACAACAGCGGGTCCGGGCAGAACAGTTCGACGGCCACCCGGACCGCCCCGTAGGCGTACGACTGGTCCAGGCGAACGTCTCGCTTGCGGACCTTGGCCAGCAGCCGGCCAGCCCCTCCGGCCACCCCGGGGAAGGAGAAGCGGAACGGCCGTAGGGGGCCGCCGGGCTGGAACGCTGCAAGGGTGTCCTCGACGTTCTTGGGGCCGTCCAGGACGACGAACGCCAGGTGGACGATGCGCCCGCCGAGGTAGTCCGTTCCGGTGGCCAGGCCGTCGCGCTGCAACAGGGCCTTGTCGCTGCTGCGCACCTCGGGTGCGTCCAGCAGGCCGGTGACCTCTTGCAGCACGATGGCCGAGGGGCCGCCGAGCAGGACGCCGCCGTAGTGGGCGGTCCAGGACTCGGCGGCGAACGACATCGTGACGCCGGTCTCGGGCATGGGTAGGACCGGCGGCGGGGGTGGGTTGCCGGTCGTGGTGAACTCGACCTGTGCGGACCACGGGCCCCACGTGGTGGCGTCCCCGGCCTTGCACTCGACCCGGTAGGCGGTGCCCGCATTCAGCGGGTAGTCCGCAGCGTTGCCCGCCGAGTCGTTGCCGAGCGTCAGCGCCTTGGGGCCGGTGAACTGGCTTGTGATGCTGTCGTGGGCCACGGGGGTACCCGAGAGGGTGACCACCCGGGCCGCGTAGCGGGTCGCGCCCGCCACGGGGGCCGTGATGGTGATGGTGACGGTGGACTCAGTGACTCCGGTCAAGGTGATGACCGGGGCGGCCACTGCCAAGCGGTTACCTCCCTCCGTATCGGGTGTCCCACGCGATGGCCCGGCCGATCTCGTAGGGGTCCGCGTCGGTGCGGACGTTGACCGTGACCCCGCCCCCGGCAGCGTTAGATCTGACGCTGGCCCCGTCGGTCGTGCCGATGGCGTCGCGCGCCAGGGCGGGGGCGGTGCCGCCCGCCAGGGCCGGGACGGCGCGGGGGCCGGTGGTGAGGGCGTCGGCCATACCGAGGGCGTATCCCTCGGCGGTGCGGCGCATCTCGGGGGCGGTGGCCTCAAGGCCGACCACCAGGCCCCGACCTGCCCACATGCCGAGTTCGGCGGTGACGCGGGACGGGGAGTGGATGCCGAGGGCGTCCCGGATGGGGCCGGGGATCACGGAGCTGACGAACCCGGACACCTTGTCCTTGATCCAGCCACCGGCGTTCTGGATGCCCTGCCACAGGCCCTCGACCACGTGGCGGCCCTCGCCGACCAGCAGCGATCCCAGGTTGCCGATGCCCGTTGCGACCTTGCCGGGCAGGGCCTTGGCCTCCTCAACGACCTTTCCGGCGCCGTCAGTTACGGCGCCCTTCATGTCGTTGAACCCGTCGCGTCCGGCGCGCGCCAGGTAGCTGCCGAGGCTGGACAGCGCCGAGAGCGCACGGCCTGGCAGTGCAGCCACGTAGGACACGGCCTCGGAACAGCCGTTCGAGACAGTCGACTTGAAGCTGTTGAAGTGGTCGGACACCGAGCCGGCGAACCGGCCGACAGCGCCCGCCGCGTCGGCGATTCCGCGGCCGAAGCGGACCACCCAGTCGATGACGTTGCCGACCCAACTGATGGCAGTTCCAAGGGCGTTGAACAGGCTTCCGAGCACTTCACCTGCGAAGCGCAGGACGGGCGGGATGACCTCGCCGAGCAGTCGGGCGGCGAACTTGGCCACGGCCTCCGTGACGGTCACAACGACCGAGATCACGGGCTGTGCCTTGACGTAGACCTCGGTCAGCTTCTCGCCGAGCATCTGGACGCCGGGGGCGACGTACTGGCGGATCACGTCGGCGGCAGCCGAGACGATGGGCGTCAAGTTCTCGTAGACGGCGCCGTAGACCCGCATCACGGCCGGGAACACGGTGTCCGTCAGGATGCTGCCGACCGTACGGAACAGCGGCAGAAAACCCGTGGCCAGGGCCGAGGCGACGGACTGGTACGCGGGCAGCAGCTTGCCGACCACCACGTCCCCGAGGCCCTGCACGGCGGGCAGGACGTAGACCTTGGCCGTGTCCGCCAGGGACGACAGCTTGCCGCCGACCTCGGAGACGATCCCGGAGCCGGAACCGATGCCGCTGAACAGCTCGGTGGCGACCTCCCGGCCCTTGGTGAAGGCCGGGCCAAGGACGCTACCGACGACCGAGGCGCCACGCTCAACCCACGGGATGAGGTAGCCACCGACGGCGTTGGTGACGCCCTCGGAAATGCTGCGCTTGAAAACCTCGATCTTGCTTTGGGCATTATCCCGAAGGGTGTTGCCCATCTTCTCGGCGGCGCCGCCGACTTCCCCGAGCGCCGCAACGGCATTGCTCGGGTCCATCGCGTAGAGCGCGGCCCCGAGATCTTCGCTCTGAGTTCCGAAAAGTGCTACGGCGGCCTGCGACCGGGCGACGGGATCGGGTATTTCCTTGAGCTTTTGGAGCGTCAGCGCAAGGCCGTCGCTGGCCGTCTTTCCACCCTGGCCGATCTTGACGGCCATGTCCTCGGCGTCCAGCCCGAGGGCCTTGAATCCCTCGGCGGTCGTCTTGCTTCCGTCAATGGCCCGGATAGAGAATTCCTTGAGGGCATCAGCCGCTACGTCGGAATCCCGCGCGCCTGCCTGTACGGCCTGCGATATCAGGCCGAGGGCGGCCGGTCCGTCAAGGCCGAGCTTTTGGAACTGGACGCCGTATTCGTTGAACGTGTCAACGAGATCGTCGGCCTTGTTCGTGCCGTTCTGAAATCCCTTGGTCAGAACATCAAGGGCGGCCTCGGCATTCGGCGCCAGGCCGGTCCGCAGCATCTGCGAAACCGCGTTTGTGACCCCGCCAAGGTCCTGGTCGAAGACCCCGGCGACATCGGCCACCTTCGTGGAGATGGCCTGTAGCTGCTCGGTCGTCGCGCCCGGCGGTGCAATGCCGGACTGCATGACGGCCTTGATGGTGTCGGCGGCCGTCTGGAAATCTTCGGTGACGCCCTTTGCGTAGAGCTTTCCGGCGACCTTTCCGGCCGAGGCCGCGGCCTCGTTTGTGGTGCCTAGCTGGGCCTGTAGACGGCTCTTGATGGCGCCGTGTTCCAGCGCGTCCCCGATGCCCTGTGCGAGCAGGGCGCCGGCTGCGAGGGCGGCCCCGGCTATTCCGGCCTTGAGCTTTCCGCCGAAACCGGCGGCGAATCCCTGGCCGGACTTTCCTCCGGGCGCCTCGCCCATGGTGGACTCAAGCTCGTTGCTGGCCCGGTGACCGGCCTCCCGCGCGGCGTCGGTGACACCACTCACCAAATGGGATGTGTCACCCGCGCGAATATCTACGTAAGCGGACCCGGCCCGAATTGCATTACCCCGACCGGGCACGCTCACCACCTATCGAATTAGCGGGCGCTGGCCCATTCGGGCGGCCAGTGCCATGAATCCCCTGCTTTCGTTCGGCTTCTTCGCCTCGACCCCGGGGCGGGGAACGGGAGACGGTTCGGGAACGGGATTCTTCCTCGCCCCTCCGAGCGCCACCAGAAGGGCGCCGATAAGCCAATTGGTCGACCGCATGTGGTCGATTTGAGATGCCAACAGGTGGCGGTCAAGGGTCCACTCGCCCACGTCCTCACCCGAGAGCGCCCGCACGTGGCAGGAGTCGGCGGGGAGCCGTGCCAGCAGGTCCCGGAAGCGGCCCCACGTCAGGGCGTGGGTGCCCACGTCCGTGTGTAGGTCGAGCCGGTACAGGCGCCGAAAGTCGGCGTCCAGGTCCGGGTAGTGCTCGGTGAGGTAGTCGGCGAGCGCCGTTATTCCCCCACGGTGGAGTCCTGGCCCTCGGCGTAGGCGCGGAACAGTAGGCCGAGGTCGTCCGCGCGGCCACCGGCCTGGCGGAACTCCTCGTAGCGGTCCGCGAGTAGTGCGCGGGCCATGCCCACGTCGTCACCGGCCTTGATGCACAGCTTCACGTCGTCGTCCCAGAATCCCGGGGCGGGGATGGCGAACTCGGCGCCGTCCGGGGCCTCGAACTCGATGGTGTCGCCACCGAGGCGGGCGGCGGCGTTCTGCCGCAGGGTGGCCAGGCGGTAGCGGGCGCCGTTGGGCTTGCTCAAGTAGGTATCTCCTGTGGTGCTGCGGGTCGTTGCGGGTCGGCAGTGTGAGATCTCACGCTGCCCCCGAGGGGCCCCGGACCCGCATCACGGGGCCGCCTCGGGGAGTTGGCGCCACCCGTTACGGGGTGACGGTGATCCCGGCCGCAGTGAGGACCGGGGCGTCGGTGATCTGCCACTGGGCCAGGGAACCGGCGTTGCCGAGGGCGGAGAGGGTGAACCCCCACGTGACGGCCTCGGTGTTCTTGAAGCTGGGCGATTCCACGTCGCTGACCTGGCCGACGGGGATGTAAAGGCGCCACATCTGGCCTACGGCGTCCTGCCACTCGAACAGGTACGTTTCCCGGGGCCGGCTGACGGTCGCCTTGATGTCCAGGACACCGGACTTGGAGTCGCCACCGGCCGTCAGGGCGGAGCCGTAGAACGTCTCTAGGACGGCCTTGCTGGACTCCAGGGCGGACACCTTGAGGGTGAGCTTGCGGCCCTTGACCAGGGTCCGCACTACGCCGTTCTGCCAGGACGTGATCTCGTCGGTGTCCTCGGAAAATTCATGGGACACGCCGTCGTCAGTGAAGGTGCCGAGGCTGGTCCACTTGGTCAGGTCGGTGGTCACGCCTGCGGCGGGGAGAGGGGTGCCGAGCGGTGCCTTGTAGAGGGCGCCCCCGGTAGCGACACGGGTTAGCTCGGGCTGGAACATCGGGGTGGTGCTGGTGGGCAGGGGGTTACTCCGATCAGGTCGCCCGCGTGGCCAGGTCGATGGATGCCAGCCAGCGCGGTTCGCCGGTGATGGCGTCGGGGGCGTATTGCGGGGCGGAAGTCACCCGCACGGAGGCGATGGGGCCGGGCTGGCGGTCGAGTGCCAGCAGGGCGCCTAGGACGGCTTGTAGGGCGTCGTGGGCGTCGGCCCGGTCGGGGCCCCACACCTCAAGGTCAAGGGCGGCGGTGTCGAGTACGGGCCAGGTCATGGACCCGCCCGTCCGGCCGACCACCAGGAACATGCGGCCGTCGGCGAGGGCGGGCAGCTCGGTGCCGCCGCGCAGGTCGGGAAGTGCGGTCCGCAGGTGGGCCAGGGCCAGGGCCTCGGCGTCGGGGAAGACGATCAACTAGTCCTCCCGGATGGACTGCAAGGCCCGGCCGAGCACGCGGTGTTTCGGGTTCTTCCCGCCCCGGGCGCCGAGTTCGATGATGTTGGCGGCGGGGTCGGTGTTGGCGACCTGCGCGAACGCCTTGCCGTTCTTCACTCCGGAGCGGAGTTTGAACTTGCCCGCGTAGTCGCCAGATTGGCGCGGGGCGATGGCCTCGGCCTTGGCCTTGACCTCCTGGGCCTTGCGGACCAGGACGGCCAGGATCTCGGGGTCCTGCGCGACGGCGTCCAGCGAAGCGGCGTCGATCTCCACGCGTACGTCAGGCACGTTTGACCCCCTCGTAGTTGGTCAGTTCGGCCTCGACGTGGTGGGGCCCCGCGGCCGTCCTCACAAGCCGTGCGGGACGGGCGAGTTGGTAGGTCTGGCCGTCGACCGTGATGCGGTCGGACAGGGACAGGTCCGCGTCCGGTGGCAGGACCAGCAGGCTGGACCGGTACCCGCCGGGGGCGGGGCGGCCGAACAGCTCGGCGCCCTGGTCCTCGATCCACGCGGGGTACTCGGCGCGGGTCGACGTGGACCAGTCGTCCACGGACGCGCCGTACCGGTCCGTCCTGCGGCCCGGTCTCTCGACCAGCACTCGGTGCGGCAGCAGGGCGGGCGGTATCAGTCCGGCCACCCCACATCCGTGACGGTGCGTCGGTCGCACCGGTCGTAGCCGAGACCGACCTTGGGGCTGGCCGTCTGCGGCAGGCCCACCAGGCGCCGCAGTTGGGCGCGTTCGTCCTCGGTCAGGCCGAGGCCGGCTGACGCCGAGGCGTCGCGCTGGTAGCTGTAACTGCCGATGGTCTCGGCCGTGAACCCGCCGGGGTTGTCCAGCGCCCGGCCGACCATGCGCACGACCAGGACCTTGGCGACCGGTAGGGCGGCCTCGGGCAGGGGCGTCCCGGCCTCGGCCAGGATCAGGGCGGACGCGTCCTCACAGAGGATCGCCACCCGGGCCCGCTCGGCGTCCCCGAGGGGAACGGGACGGCGGGCCGACACGTCGTCAGCGGTTGCGTACAGGGGCCCTCCGCCCAACTCGGCGGGGGCCAGCGTGAGATCTCACACTGACCCCCGGGGGTGTTACGCGGCGGGCTTGAGCTTCAGACCGATGGCGCGGTTGGCGTCCAGGGTGCTGACGCCCATGAGGGTGGACACGACGGAACGGTCCGTCAGGGTGTCCGAGTTGTAGTCCCGCAGGTACCGCAGCGCGTAGCCCTGGCCGTCGGCCGAGGCGGCGAAAGTCGCGCCCTCGGGCTTGCGCGGCGCGCGGACGACCAGCGCGAACGCCTCCTTGGTGAAGCCGATCGCGCCGTTGATCTGGTTGGACAGGAACAGGTTCCAGCCGGACAGGCGGCCGATGTTGGCATCCCGCAGGGCGCCGCCCTCACCCGCAGCGTCCAGGCGGATGATCTTGTCGTCCTCCAGAAGAACGGACAGGATGTCCGGCGAGACGACCAGGATGCGACCGGTCCGGTTGATCTTCCGCTTGTCGAACGCGATACCGGCGTCCTTGATCGCCTTGTAGGCGCTGGACGGGTTCGCGGCGTCGATCAGCAGCGAACCGGCGCCCGCCGGAACCTTGTTCATCTCGGTGGCAAGGTTCGCCTCGACCTTGTCGGCGACGGCCTGAACCTGCGGGTCAAGGATCTGACTCGCGTAATCCTCGACGTTGAGGTTGGCGTCCTCCTCGGTGAGGTCGACGGCCGAGTAGACGTGCCGGTCGATGGCGACCGGGGTGGTGCCCTCGGTCACGGTGTCCGTGGTGATGGACGCCTTGTTCTTGAGCGTGGTCTCTCGCGCGACCAGGGCGCCGGGCTTCTTGATGTTCACGACGGTGCCGACACCGCCGACGAAATCGCGCTCGGCGTCGCGGAAGACGAGACGGCCTAGGACGAGCTGTTCCTTGAGCAGCGGGATAGCTGCCTTGGAATAGACCTTGGCCAGGTTGAAAGCGTGGTCAGCCAAAGGGAGTTAGGGCCTTTCTTAGCCGAGGCGGCGGGCCAGCACGGTGGCCGCCAGCTTCATGGGGTCGATGTCGCCCGTGGTGCCGTTGTCGACGGCGCCGCCGGTCGGAACGGTCGGGGTGGGACGGGTCCGCAGGTTCGGGGTCGCGGCCCCCTTGAGCAGGTCGGCCAGGGCCTTGGCGTCGGCGGCCAGCTCCTCGGCGGTGGCGCCCTTGAGGCGGTCCGCCAGGGCGGCCGGTAGGCCGTGCTCGGTGGCGACCTTGGCGCGCGTCTGTGCGGCCCGCAGGTCGGCAAGCTCGGCCTCTGCTGCGGCGGCCCGGTCGGCGGCGTCCTTGGCGGCCTGCTGGGCGCGCTCCTGCTCGCTGAGCTGAGCATCCTTGAGGGCCTTGAGCTCGGCGACGGCCGACTTGTAGGTCTCCAGCTCGGCGGCCGTCAGGGCCGGGGCCGAGGGGACAGCCGGCGTGGGCGCCGGGGTGGGCTCCGGGGCGGTCGCCTCGGGGGCCGGGGTGGTCTCAGTCGTCGGCGCTTCCGCCACTCGGTTTCTCCGTCTCTGCCTTGGTGGTCCGGCCGTCCAGGTGGCGGCGGACCTCGTTCATGTCGCCGTGGTCGGCGTAGAGCTTGTGGAATCGCTGGCCCGCGTCGGACAGCGGCGTACCGGCCCGGAACACGGGCTGCGGCTGGCACCGACAGTGGTCGTGATAGCGCTTGCCGTTCTTGGCGGTGATGGCGGCGCCACGGGCCTTGTAGACGGCGCCTCGGCTGGCCAGGACGCCGCAGAACGCGCAGCAATTCCGGTCGAACGGGGCGCGCTGGTATCCGATAGCGCGGTCGTCGCGTTCGATGCGGTGGGCGATGGTGTCGCGGGAGCCGCCGAGGATGCTGTGTGACATCTGGCCGGACTGTTTGACCCACGCGGCGCGGGCGGCCTGCTCGAAGGTCATGCCCCCGTCCAGGGCCTTGCGGATGTAGGCCGGGCCGATCGGCCCAAGGCTCAACTCCATCTCGCCCGAGGTCACCAGGTCGGCCAGGAAGCGCCCGGCCGGGCTGGTCCCGGGGACACCCTCGGCGGCCCGCAGCATGTCGTAGTAACCGGCCGCTGCTCTGGCCGAGTTGTGTTTGGCCTCGGCCAACACCGGTTCGGCCAGGCGCAGATACTCGGCGAACGAGTCGTCCAGGTTCTCGATGTCCAGGACGCCCCACAGCGTGAGCACACGCCGTAGGGCGCCCGAGACGATCCCGCCCTGTGCGGCGCCGTGCGCCCGCGTGAGGGCCTGTGCCAGCTCGGTGGCGGCCGTCATGCGGCCAGGCCCTGCGCGGCCGGGACAGGGCCGTCCACGCCCGGGGACCCGGTGAAGAACTGGGCCATGGCCCCGGCGACGGCGGCGTTGTCCTTGAGGGTTCGCCAGTACGCGATGTCCGCAGCGGTGACGCCGGGGATGCGCGACCACAGGCCCTCGGGCGGAATGCCGAGCATCTGCGCGGCCTTGCCGAGGCCGTCCACGGTGGCGGGCAGGGACCGGGACTCGGTGTCGCGCCAGACGATGCGGGCGGACGTGTCCTCGGCGGTGGCCAGGTCGCCGGCTGCTGCTGCGGCCAGGCGGAGAACCTGAGCCCACGACTCACCGAACAGGGTCCGGCGTTCGTCCACCTTGTGGCGTAGGCCGTCCTGCGCGGCTGTCAGGGCCTCGGCGGAGAGGTTCACTAGGGAGCCAAGCAGCGTGTGCACGGGCACCTGGGCGATGGCGGCCATGCCCCGGACTCCGGCCTCAATCGAGTTGAGGAACCCGGACAGGTCGGTCTGGCCGAACTCCCCGAACTGCGCGGTGGGACTGTCGGTCATCCACAGCCGGTTCACGGCGGCGGAAAACGGTTCGACGGCCTGGCCGGTGGTCGGGTCGCGCGGGATCGCCAGGCCGGTGGCCCAACGCTGACGGAACGCCGAGTAGTTCTGTGCCATCAACAGGCCGAGGGTGGTTTCGTTGAGCCGTTCCTGAATGGGGATCAGCGGCTCAACTTCGCCGACCGGGACGGCGCCGTCGTCCATCGGCAGCCTGTTGACGAACCGGACGACCGGGCAGACGCCGAGGCCGTGCGGGACGGGCTGTTCGTGGATCTCGACGGCCGAGGGGTCGTCCAGGCTGGACCCGTCGCCGGGCACCCGGACGAACGTCACCGTATCGGCGTCCCACAGCTCAAACAGCGTGCCGTCCGAGTCGTCGGACATCGGCACCGAGCGCATCCGGCGCAGGGCCCACACGGGCCACTCGTCGCCGGGTTCGGCGTAGTGCACGGTCCAACTGGTCGACGGGGCCGACTGGATGACCGGGAACGGGTCGCCGGGGCGGACGGTGACGTAGCTGACGCCGTAGGCCAGCGCGGAGCGGTGAACAACGGTCTGGTGCATCTGCAAGCGGTTGGCCTGCCAGATGTCCCAGACGGACAGGTCGTCGCCCGAGTCGGGACGGCGGAAGCCCTCCACGAACAGGTTCTCGGCGGTCACGTCGACCACCAGGGGAAGCCAGTTCGCGATTGCCCGTTCCCGCATTACCTTGTATTCGCGGTCGTACGTCTTGGGCATGTACGACTCGCGGAATTCGCCACGCAGGGCGCTTGCTATTCGCTGGACCCGGGCAGACTCCGCCGATCGAATGGCGAGAGCACCGGGCAGCACGTCAAGTGCTCCCGCCAAAAGGTGAAACTCCCTAGAAACTCACGAACGTGCCGGGCGCCTTTCGGGCCCTCTTTTCAATGACTCCGGCCTCAAGGGCCGTGCGTCGGGCTTCTCGGGCCAGGACAAAAGCAGCCGCGGCGTCCACCTTGTGGGGTGATTCACGGGACTGCTTGCCGAATCCGATGCCGTAGTTGTTCGGCCGGCGCCTGGCATTCTTGAGATGCCGGATCAGCGACGGGTGGTCCTCAATGGAAAGAGCGCCCTCGACAATGGCGGCGTGGGTCGCCTCGGCGGCGCGGGTGAAATCCCGCAGCCGGTTGCGCATGTCGAATGCGACCGAGTGCTTGGGGCTGGCCTTGGTGAAAAGGTGTTCCCGGAAGTCCTCGGCCCACTGGTCGACGTAGCTTTCCCAGAACGCGACATCGGCGTTGAACGCCACCACGTCGAAGTTCTCGAAGGTGTCGCGGACGGCCTTGTCCACGTCGGGCCGGGGAACCTCCCAGCCGATCGCGTCGGGCCCGTCCGGGCGTTCCCAGACGCCCACAACCCACGCATGGCCGGTCTCCACGTCGACGCCCACCAGGGCGGTAGCGTCGTCGCTCTTGCTCCCGTCGAACCCGAGCGCCACCAGGGCGCCAGGCTCCGGGGCACCACCGAGGCCGGCCAGGACCACGGCGTCCACCTCGGCCGGGTCCAACCACGAATCGCTACTGGCGACCACGTGGTTGCAGTAGAAGCGCCGCATCTCCGAGGGGTCGGACGTGGGGTCGTAGATCTCGGCCATGACTCGGCCGAGGTCGACCCACGTCGAATCCCCGTACGCAACCCGCAGGGCCTCGCGGAGCTGGTCCGCGTCGGCCATGTCGAAATCCGGCGGCGCCTCGCGGCAGTCGTACAGAACGTCATTCGTCCGACGGGCCTTGCCCATCTTGATATCAATGAACGCGTCGTATTCCTGCTCGCCAACCGAGTTCTCACCCGGGGCGTGGGCGTTGGTCGTCATGACCATGCGCGCCATGCCCCCGGGCCTTTTCCCGAGATTTCGGGACAGCACTCGGGCCATGGCGAACCCGCCCGTGGATTTCGTCCAGTGATGGATTTCGTCCGCAACTACAAATGTCGGTCGGGCGCCTTCAAGGGAAGCACTCGAAGCCGTTACCGGCTCAATCTTCCCGGGGCGGCCGTCAGCAAATTGAATGACGGTCTTGCCGACGTCAAGGTTGTAATCCCGTACGGCCGGGGATTCGACCAACATTCCGCGTACCGCATCCATTGTGTTATACGCCTGCTGTACGGAAACAGCGGCCATCTGGACGTGCGGCGCGTTCTCGGAGCGCCCGGCGGGGTGGAGATTCCCGAACGGGTCACGAACGAATTGCCCGGGGCTCGGTCGGCATGGGCCGATGAATTCCACGATGGCCAGCGCAGCGAGCAAGGGCGACTTTCCCCAGCCCTTGGAGCGGCGCAGGATCGCGCGGCGGTAGGCGAAGCGCCCGGCGTCGTCCAGCGCGTAGAACCAGAGCACGAACGTGACCTGCTCGCGCGTGAACCGCCAAGGGCGGCCCGCGTGTTCGCCGTCCGGCTGGCGGATGTACCGGGAGCACCAGGCGATGACGTGCCAGCCAAGGGTGCGCTCGGGCAGGCCGGACGGAAGGTTGCCGGTCTGCACTAGGCGCCCCCGAACATGGCGGCGTAGTCCGCCAGGTCAATGACCTCGGCGCCCTGGCCCACGGCTTCGCCGGGGCCCTCGGCCGAGCCGGCGACCTTGATGCGGGCGCGAAGTCGGTCCAAGTGCGTTGCACCGAGGGACTGTTCGTTCTGCCGGATCTCGGCCAGCAGCTTGGCGGCGCGGAGTGGGTCCTTCTCGCGGTGGTAGCCGTCGACCAGCGGCAGCAGCATGACCAGCCGTTGCCAGTCCGTCCCGACGAACACGGCGGCCTGCGGGGCGGTAGACCAGGTGGTCCACCACGTCCGGGTGGCCGACAACCAGCGCTTCGGCGTGGGGAGTTCGGGAGCGGCGACGGATTCCGCGGTGACCTCGGCAACGTCCTGGTCGAACGTGTCGGCGTTGGTCCTGCGGGCGTTGGTCTTGGGCGGGGGCCCGAAGCCAGCCAAGCGGCCCCCTTCCTTGGGTGCGGGCGGAGTCCTGTACGGCCGTCTGCGGCCCGTTGAGGGGCCCGGCCGAGGAATCCCGCCCGGGGGCGCTGTACGCCCGCCAGGGGCCCGCTCACGTGCGCGCGTTACGTGCACGCGCGCGTAAGCCACCCGGGGCAACCGGCCGAAAGGCCAGGTCACAGCGGGTGACCGAAAGATCAGATCGGAAGTCCCAGACCCGTAGCCAGGCCGATTCCTGCTATGGCGTAGCGATAGGGGAGGAAGGGAGGGGAGTCCTCCCCCACTACCCTGCGTAACCGGGATGCTTCGGAAGCTCACGCATCCGTGACCATCGGCCACCAGGGGCCCGGTCCGCGTCACTGCCCGCACGGCCCTCGCGCCCGGACTTCACCGAGTGGTGATAGCCGCACAGGGCTTGCAAGTTGGCCACGTCGTGGTTGTCGCCAGGGGTGATGTGGTCGCAGTCCGTTGCCAGCTCGGGGCAGCGTCCGCCCGTGTCGGTGCGTATCCACTGACAGCGCCAGCCTGCCCGGTCCATCACGAACCGGCGGCGGGTGGCCCAGTCACGGGGCAGTCGCTTGGCCCGGTCACTGCCCTGCCAGCCGGGCACTCAGTCCCACCACCGACGGGCGACCAGCCACAGCACGGTGACCACCAGGGCCATGGCCATGACCATGCCGAGCACGTCCCACCCCGACAGCCGGCCAGGCTCGTGGTGGTGCACCACAGGGGCGCTGACCACGGGGACCACCACGGGGTGAGGCACGACCACGATGGGCGGTGCAGCGACCCGAGGCGGGGCAGGCTTGGGCTGTACGGGCTTGGGGGCCGAGGGCTTCACCACGGACACGCCAGGGCGTCCGGACGTACCGGGCAA